TCGCCCTGCTGGGACGGGATGTTAAAGACGTCGAAAGCCCGGTGCGTCGGTGGCATGGCCTCATTGGCTGTCCAGACCTTCCGGGGCGCCATCCGCCAGTCCCCATCGGCGGGCTCAATCATTCCCTTGGCCACCACGATCTGCGGGCCGGCTGACATCCCGCCATTGTCCAGCATCGCCCGCCAGGCTGCGTTCAGCGCCCGCTGCGGGTCCCGCATCATCCACGGGACACCGTAGCCAAAGGCGGTGGTCTCATCCTTCAGCAGGTTGAAGACCGAGTAGATCGGCTCGCCGCTGTCATAAGGGTAGATCCCGAATTTCAGGATCTCGCCCTGGCAGAACCAGACCACGGCGTTGACCTCAACGAGGGGGTCGATCTCTTGCATTTCCTTCAGGGTGGATTCATCCCCGAAGGCTTCAGCCAGTGCGGCCATGTCCTCGGCGTCGATGCAGCCCGTATATTCCCAGACGTGATAGACCTCATCCGTCACGTCCGGAGAGGCGTCATTCAGGTTCCTGAGGTTCGCCACATAGGACGGAGCCGTGGTTGTTGCCTTGGCGCGGAGGAGGCGACGGATCGCTTCCTTGTCCACCCCTGCATGCTTGGCGAACTGACGGAGCTGCTTGGCATTCATGAGGTGGCGTTCGAGCGGGCCCTCGCCATCCTTGATGTCCCGCACCGACATGTCAGGGAAGAACGACCACGGATCAACACGGCGCATCGCCGGCTGCTGGGTGTCGGAGTGCTGGAGCTCGTAGTCCTCGACGGTCTTGCCATTGGCGGCAGCCAGAGCGACCTTCTTCCAGCCCTTACGGATACGATCGCCCGTCACTGGTCCCTTGCAGATCCCGGTTCCCAGCTTGCAGGCATCCTCGATGACATCACGCATGACTGCGTTGTAGAGGCATTCGTTCAGCTGGTCGGCAATCTCGTTCTCCATGAGCTCAGCACGTTTCCGCGCTTCACCCATCTGGGCGTCCAGCATGGCGATCGTCGTCTCAACAGCCTTGGCCTGCTCCTCCAGAGCCTTCATCTGCTCCAGCATGGCCGGGTCCATCTGACCCTGCTCCTGCGCTGCTGCGGCCTCCTGCTGGTCCTGGAGCGCCTTCATCTGCTCACGGATCTGCTGCTGCGCCTTGTGGGCCTTCTCTGCCTCAGCGCTCAGCTCCGGTACCGGTGTGGGCTGGATACCCCAATTCCGGTCATCGGTAGGGAAGAGGAGATCGATGAGGCGGGCAGACATGGCCTCGGTCTTCGGTCGCGTCCGGTTCATGTAGACGCGGGAGCGGATGGCTGTGTCGGCCTTGGTGGAGTTATTGGTCCCCAGGTTTGATCGGGTCTCGCGATCATAGAGCCCATAGTACTGCTCCAGATCCTCCAGCCAGCGCTGCTCGATGGCATAGCGCTGATTGATGCGCTTGTTCGCCTCGGCCTCCAGCTTGCCGGCGATGGCGCGCAGTTTTGCCATCACGGCTTCTTCACCGCGATCTGCGAACTCTACGATCTGGGCCATTTAGTAACCTGCTGTGGAGTCGCCAACCGGCGACGAATTGAACATCGGCCGGGTGGCCGGTTTCACCTGTGCGACCTTGCGGCCAGAGCGAACGAGGTAGCGAAAGGCGTCCATCAAGTGGTCGTTTTCCTTGATGATCTTGCCGTTCTCGTCCCGGCGATACATGCGGTACTCATCTGCGAAATGGCCAAGGATGGAGAAGATCTTGATCTTACCAACGCTCAAGCCCTGCCAGCAGTCATAGAGGCCCGCCTCGACGGCGTTGTCTGCCGGGGTGAGCAACAGCCCTGCCCCGCGATACATCGCGATCAGTTGCTCTCCATCGCCCTGCTGGCGGCCACGGGCGGCGGGATCGATGACACCCTTGATCCAGTCGCCCCTGCTCTTGATGGCGGAGGCGTGGATGGCCGGCTCTGCCTGGCTGCGGTAGTACTCGGCGTAGACGTAGAGCGTCCAATCGGCGGGGTCCCACGCCCCCCAGACTGCAGCCGTCCTTCTCCAGCCCACGTCCAGCGCATAGGAGCGCGGCCAGTAGTCCGGGATCTGGAATGGCTTGACTGAAACGTCTTCCCACGGAACCGGATAGATCGCACCGGAGCCAAGGGATGGAATGCCTTTCGATCGAGCGTCTCGCAGGTGGGGAGGAGTCGAGGCCAGCAGTTCGGCCTTGGTCTTCTCGTCCAGATGAGGGGCATGTTCCCAACCCGCCTGCACAAGGTAGCGGGATGGGGTGATCTCAGGCATCAACTGTTCCTCGGCATGAACTGCTTGACCGTCTCGGAGTATCCTTCGAGCGGCGTGAACGTACTCAGCACGATCCCATCCGTTGTCGCGGTTCGGATCAGCACCTCGCCGTAGATATCGAACGGGCATTCCTCATCGAGCCATGCGCCGTGCTGCGCAGTACCCTCAAACGATCCTCGGCCCTGCTGGTATGACTTGAACCCCAGCAGCGAGAACCGCCCGGAGACGTGCTTCACCTTCACTGTGTCCACCAGATCCGAGACGCCCTGCTTCCAAGTGATGCCACCGATCAGCGCGCCGGGGATCATGCCAGTCCCGGACACCACCTTGCGGGAGCCCGAGGCCGCGATCTCACCCAGCAGCTCCTTCTGCACAATGTCTCGGGTCGTTTCGTTCGTCTTGCCGGCCGCCCACCACCGAACGGGATTGGCGAACCTGCGGCCCTCCCACCAGTCCGGATAAAGCCCGGTTAGATGGCATGTCGTCTCATACGCCCCGGCCACGGTCTTGCCGACGCGGTTGCCGAACATGGCAAGGCGTTCGCGGTACTGCGCGCCAGCCCTGAAGAACTCCAGATGCTTGACGTATTTCCGCCTGGCAAAGACGGGATTGCCCTCAAGGTCAAACCCATCCTCGTCTGGGAACATCCTGAAGAACCGCTTCTGCTGCTGCCGGCGGATCTTCTCAGTGAGCAGGAGGGCGAGGGTTTCCTTCTCCTCCCGCGTCAACTGCTGGGCATCAGGCACGACCACCTCTGTTCATCATAGTGCCCATGTTTCTCATGAAGCCTGTTGGCTTAGCCGTCTGACCTGCTTCACCTGGCGCCGAGAGTGCTGGCCGGTCCAAGACGGGCTGCGCCACCACCCCGCGGGCTGTGAGGTTGTGAACTTGGCCGATCAATGGCCGCCCAACGGACGGGGTCGATTGCAGCCCGATCGCCCCCAAGACATGCACCTGCCCCAGAGCAGGGGTGCCAACAGTAGGCTCCGCCTTCAGCCCTGTAACCGCAGTTATGACATCGGTCGGAGGCTGTGCCCTGACCTCGACAGAGGACGAGATCCATCCTGAAGATGTGCCGCCAACAGACGCCGTCCGCGACGTGAATGATGTTGCGTTCTCAAGATAGAACGCTGCAGCCTCGTCGGTCGCGTCAGATACAGTGGTCGCAAGCGTCATGCCCGTGGGTACGGTTTCGATCGCGACGTTTGTTGACCGATGCCCGCCGAATGCGAATACCCAGCTTGAGCCGCTACTGTCCGCGAGCGTCAGGCTGTTATAGGTGATCGTCGTTGACGAACCGTTTGACGTGTTGACGCCGCCGGTCGGGTTTGTCGTGTTGACACCCCGGAGGACGATCAGAATAACGCTCGTCGCGTTCGTCCAGGTGCCGACCGTATCGGACGATGACGATGCAAATTTGCGGCCCACTCGAAACGAGTTCGTGTTGCCGCCTGCGTTGTTGACGTTCGTGAACCCGCTCGCCAGCGTCGGCGGCGTGGTGTTGCCGTCACGATAGGCAAAGACAAGGAACAAATCCCCGGCTTGGTGAGCCGGAGGCGTTGCTGTGGTGGTGCCGGTGGCCGTCCCGACGAGGGTAATCGCCATCGATCATATCCCCGCCTATGCGTCTACGGCATCCGGTATGGTTACATCAAAGGCAGGAAGAGTGAACGTGTTGCCGTTGGTGACGCCCTGCGATGACGGTAGAGATCCAGACGCCACAAGTGTGTTGGAGCCGTTGTGGAGCGCCCAATGTGTTGCTGTCCCGGTCGCAGTGACAGAGCCATCCGTGATGGCGGCAATCGTGACGCGCCGCCCATTTACAGCGCCGTTGGCTGGCGCCCCAATATTCGGCGGCGTTTTGTTGCCAAGTGCCACCGCAGCGATGCCGGCATAGTTGGCTGGCTCGGCTGAACATATCTCAAGGCGCGTGCCGTTGGTGTCGATCCAGCTCAGAGCCAGATCGTAGGCTGCGGGGTTGATGTAGGCCACTCGCAGATCACCCCTTCACGATCGCGGCAAGGGCTTTGATCTTGCCCTCGTATTCTGCCTTGAGCGCTTCAGCGGCCTTCATGGCCTCTTCGGCCTTGATCATTCGCTCACCAGAATCGACGTACCTCGCGTTTGCCTCGGCACTGATCCGCTCAGCCTCGGCACGCTCTGCCTTGACCTGCCGCAGATCCTCCGCGATCTCAGCCTTGCGAGCCGCATGCTTTTCCGCCTGGTCGGCTTCCTTCTTCTTGAGCTTGGCCTCTTTGTCCTCAGCCAGCTTCATGGCCCGGACGATCGAGGCATCCCGCTCAGCCAGTTCGGCTTCCGATGCCGCGATCTCGGCTTCACGCTTGCTGAGTGCAGCCTCACGCTCATCGAGGGAAAGCTTGCGCTGCTCGGCGGCCTCCTGGTCGGCAAACAGTGAGCGACGAACCTCCTCGAAGGAGTCCTGCGCAGCTTTGATCTCGGCCAGCTTTTCAGCAGCGGCATTGGGATCAGCCAGCGCTGCGATCAGCCCGGAGAGTGGATCAGCGGCCGCGCCGCCCTTGGAGCCCATCATGATCACGTTCCTACGATAGCGGCCATCCGGTGGCCGGGTTTGACGCCATAGAACCGGGTTTCACCGGCGCCGATGCGGTGCCTGTTGTTCACAGCCGATGGGTTCGATCCAAACGCGAGGCACGCAACCTCAGTCGTATGGACCATGATGAAGGCGGTCAGCTCGTTGAAGACAGCAGACTGCGACGACGTCCCCGAGATCGTCATGATCTGCTCAGCGGCGGCCGGCTCCTGTCCAGCGGAGATGTGGAAGTTGAAGGCGTCCCGCGCGAGCGCTTGGTATTCCGTGATGTAGACTGGCATTCAAGTGCTCCTTTTGCGGCTGATGGCAGAGATCATTTCGCCGCCCGTCCTGTGAGCTTCTGGATTTCCCGATCGAGCTCGTCATCGGGCAGGTCTGTGAAGGAGTGCCGCAAGTCGATTTCCTGCTTCACCGGAGCGTATGAGCCCATCATCTTGTTGGCCTCGTTGATGGCCGCAATGGCCACGCGATGATCATCCTTGAGACCTTTGTCGTGGATCTTCTTGAGGGAGGCGAGGCGATCTGCAGCGCTCCACTCGGCCTTTTCAGAGACCCTGTTTTTGATTTCGAGGACTCGCGCTTTTATGTCATCACGTGTCATCAGCCGGTGAGCGTTCTGCCGATGCGGTTTGAAACCGATCGCGGCATAGGCCTCGTCTTGGTTTTTGCCGATTGCGACCGCCTGTGCGAACGCCTCGTGCTTCGCATTTCGGAGAACTGGCATCGGGTTCCGTCGTCTTTCGGTCGTGAAATCCCGTCAAACTTGATGAGATTCACAATTACTGTGATACTGGCCCGGCGAAACTTCACAAGGATTGTGAGACATGACTGCCGAATCCATGCGTTTATGGCTGTCCGAGATGGGTATCAGCGCTGCCGAGGGAGCCAAGCTGCTGGGGGTCCATCCGAACACGATGACCAAGTACAAGACCGAGGGTGCGCCTGTTCACATCGCGTTGGCGTGTGCTGCGCTTTACCATCGGATCAAGCCTTGGGCCTGAATATGAAAGGCCCCACCAGTTTCCCGGTGAGGCCCTGTAGGCGGCGCCGTTGCAGATGCCTTGTTGAAGGCCGCGCCGTTATCTCTTGCCCCAGGGAGCGCATTGCTCGGGTGGACCGCACCTGGTTTGCCCTTGGAGGCTTGTCCACTCCTATCCGGTCTATGCTCCCGGAGGCAGCCACATCGGTTATTCCAAGTCCGACGTGGTCTTGATCTCAGCAGCTTTCCATTTTTCTGGATGGGGCCTTAACTCTGTGCCGTTCACGGAGCTTGATGAAGCCGCACGGGTAGTCAAAAACCTCTGGCGCTTCGATGTCCATGCTCTTGTGATCGTAGCTCGGCCGCTCGTTGTCGTAGTCCTCCCACCAGAAAGCGGATGATTTCGGCTTGTCGGGCGCCATCAACAGCGCTCCCGAATGATCTGGGAGCCAGCGATGAGGATATTCCCGTCCTTGTCACGGAGAACCCACAGGACGCGCTTTGGACGCTCGGCTGGGCGGAGACACGGGACGGATGACTGAACGCGCTCCACGGGCCGCTCTGGGCGGATGAGGAGGGCTTCCTCGGTGGTCGGTTTGTACTGTGCAGCGTTGGCGGCAATGGAGTAGGCCAGAGCTGCGATGATGCAAAGGGCCATCCCGAGGAGGGTTCGGAGCATCAAGCGGCGGGCACGTTCGCGCTCGATCTGCTCCTCGATCTCCTCGCGGAGGTACCACTTGTCTTTGACGCGGACCAGTTCGTTGCCGGCCGGGTCTTCGGAGATTGCTTCGATCTTCAGCATGTCACTCTCTCCCACCATGCAGGCACATAGGGTTCGCCTGTTGTCGGCTTTGCAAACGGGTCAACATAAGGGCCGAAGATCGGCCGGGTGCCAGTCGGCAGGGCTGGGCGCAGCCCGCGGTAGTCGTGCTTACACTTGATCTTGCCGATGCGGCAGCGACGAGCGGCGCGGTTGACCTCGTTGGTCATGGTACGCTCGGCCTCGTGTGGGCTGGGGATCACTGTGTAGCTCATCACTTGCTCCAACCTGTCCGACAATCAAAACCGGATCAAATGATACCGGGAAGGCCGTCTCTACTTGGCCGAACGACAGCGGCTCATTTCGCTCAGGCCATCACCCAATCCCACGTTAAGGGCGATGCTTTGGCGCGTGGACTTAGCCTGCTTCCCGATCACGAAGACAGCCGCTCGGCTCCATCGGGGGAGATCCACATCGTCCATCCGATCCCGACCCTGCGGCTGTCTGTCTGCTTAACTTCCAGGCTGGGGCTTCCCCACTCCGCGCCGTAGACCGGTCTGTGCAACCCGTTCCGCGCCTGGCTATCAGGCTTGTGACCCTCGCAACGTCGTAGAGGCGTCAATGCCTGCCGGCTATCGTTGTCCCTCGCGCCCGGTTTGCCGGAGACGGTACGGAGGTGAGCCGGGGTGTGTGCCGGCGCTGGTAACTCTTGCCACTGTTCTCACCGGCCTGGGAGGACACCGGCGATGGGCTTCTCGCCCGCCTGAGAGGAGGCAGGAGGATCGATCGCGGCGCTCCCGGAGGAGATCAATGCCTCGGCATCGCTCTCAAGCCGTTTGTCGCGATGTATAACCAGGCTTGGCAGCGCATGGGATCGCGGAACATCAGCGCTCCATCCGCATCGAACACAGCCCACCCGTGGACACCTTCAAGGATTGCCTCCCTGATGAAGACTGCTCCAGCCCATTGGCCGGCATCCTTGGGCATCCTCGGGCTGTTCTGCTGCGCTTCTGTGGCCATCATACATCCCTATGACGGGAGAAATGCCCTGCAGTGACATCCTCGTCAAAGTCTGGCGGGAGTCTGTGGGTGGCAGTATCACACCCATCCCCCGCCAAATCCCCGCAAGGTTCCCGCCTGTCCCCGCCGCTCCCCCGTGGGTCCGGTTGTGTAGTTCCATTCCACACAAGTAGATGTTTTTTATAATGGCTCTTGCGTTTTGTAGAGTTATGCTCTACATTCTCACTATCGCAGCCACCACAAAGGAGATCGCATTTCATGACGCATACCGTTGAGACCCGCCACAATCCTTTCTCCAAGCGCTTCCCCGGCAAGGTTCGCCGGAACGATCGCCGGGCACAGATCGCCCGGAAGCATGAATTTCTGATCGATGGGCTGACCACCCGTATCCACTGACACCCGAACCAGAGGAGAGACGACATGACCGCCACCTACACGCTCACCCGCCGCCACGACAACGCAACCCTCGAAACGGGCATTGCCGGTTACTTGGCTGCGCTGAGCAAGCTCGACGCTTACCCGTCTGTTGACGTGATCATCCATGAAGACGGGACCGACTGGATGGCCGATCGGGAAAAGCAGGAACCTTATGACTACACGCAGGGCGGCTGGGCCTACCTTTGATGCCGTTTAGCGAGGGGCTTCGGCCCCTCATTCAACTGCATCCACCCCTCCCAACATCGTAGGTGATCAAATGATCCGCATCCTCATTGAGTATGCTGCAATGGCGTCGTTCGTCCTGTCGCTCAATTTCTGGGTTCCGGCCATTGCCGTCCTGATGCACTGAGGGGGATCGGATATGAACCTCCCAGCCAAGCAGCGCACAGTCCTCGATCTGATTGAGGAGTATGAGGCCAAGGATTCCGCGATCGGGGAAGCCATCGCCAACCTGGAAAAGGCATGGGCCGCGCTAGAGATGGCCGCATCCGTTCAGGGGACCTTTGTCGAGTCCATCGGCACCCGCCCCTACATCCATGAGAGCAAGCTGCGGGGATGCCTGCTGAAGAGCGCATGGAAGGCAATCTATAACCGGCTGCAGATCGATATGCTGGCATCCGCGAAGGACAAGAAGTCGTTCGATATGACACTCCAGAAGCCGCCGGAGCTGACTTTCGACAACGCCAAGGCAACGTTCGGGGATTACCTGCTGCGCCCGCGCTATCACATCCTTCGCGGCCTGGCCGAGGTCTTTGCCGATCTCGACCCTGCCTATAAGTCGCACTCCAAGGTAAAGATCGGCGTGAAGGGTCTCCCGAAGCGGGTCATCATCAATTGGGGGAGCTACAGCCACAGCTATGGCAAGGACCGATTCCGCGACATCGTCAACGCCCTGGCCGCCTATCAGGGCAAGCCGCTGATGGAGTATGTGGAGTTCAGCGCGATTTCGGTCATGTTGAAGACCGGCGATGCTGTCCTTGATGGTCGCCTGGTCGAGGATGAGGACCGCTACGGGAAGAAGTCAGCGTATCAGACGGTTGATCGTGGCCTCACGGTTCGCACGTTCAGCAACGGCAACGCTCACGTCTTTTTCAGCCCTGAGACCCTGCTCGACATCAACCGCGCTCTGGCGGAGTTCTATGGCGAGGTGCTGCCCGACGTCGAGGAGGAGGACGCCAAGCCACAGACCAGCACGGCTGTCTCCAAGGATCTCCAGTTCTACGCAAGCCCGGAGGCTGTCATCAAGCGGGCTATCGATGCTGCTGGCATCCTGAACCTGCGGGAGTGGAAGTCGAACGCTCCCGCTCCCCGTCGCATCCTTGAGCCTTCCTGCGGGGATGGCCGCATCATGGATGCTCTGCTGGCCATGGGCCACGATGTCACTGGCTTTGAGGTCCATGCTGGACGAGCTGCTGAGGCCCGGATGAAGGGGCATGCCGTGGTCTGCGCAAACTTCCTCGAGCAGCCGGCGCGTCCTGAGTTTGACAACGTGGTGATGAACCCGCCGTTCTATGGGCGCCATTACGTCAAGCACGTCAGGCACGCACTGAAATTCCTTAAGCCTGGCGGGGTCCTCGTCGCCATTCTTCCGGCAACCGCTCACTACGACCACAAGGAGCTTGAGGGGGAGTGGATCGATCTCCCGGTGGGGTCCTTCTCGGAGAGTGGGACCAATGTCCCCACGGGCATCTTGAAGATCAGGACCCGCTGAAAGCAAAGAGGCCGGGGAGATCCCGGCCTTTTCTGTGTGTGGTGGTCAGTCGTACCATTCGACATATCCGCCGAATTTTGCCTTCACCTTGTCGAAGAACGTCTGCCTGTCCACGTCGAGGGCGATGGATGCGATGGAGGCGGCAATGGCTCGATCAAGGTTGCGGCGAGTCTGTTCCCGAGCCTTGTATCCCGGAGAAACAGACCGCAGGCATGCAAGGTCGGGATCAATTCCGAACACTCGCTGATGGTTCACCCTTTCCCGTATGCGAGCCATCTTCCACTCTGGGACACCGTTTTTCTGAATCCATTTCACGATGCGTCCAGCCGTGCTTTTGTTCGCGACTGAGGACATGGCCGGAACTGGTGTTGCCGCAGCGTTCAGGCCAATGTTGGAGTAGCCAGCATCAGCAAGCGTGGTGTCCGCGATCGACTTGGCCAACGTCGGGCCGCTGGCTACAGCACCACCCAGGAAGCCAAGGAACCCTCTACGCTTCATTGGTGGCCTCCTTTGCCTCAAGGGCACGGAAGAGGGCGAGGAGGATGGCGAGCGGGAGTGTCGCCGCCTCTACCTTGGGATCGGGCGACGAGACCTGCCCAGCCGGAAGGATCTTGCAAGCCGGCTTGAACCTGGTGTCCAACATCATGGCTGATCCCGGCAGCATCCTCTCCACGAGCGCAATGGCTGCGTCTATGGAGGACGTGTAGCCCGCCAATATCGAAAACCGCTGCTCTTCCGTCCAGTGGCGCATGATGTCTGCAAGGCGAACTTGCAATCCAGATCTTTGCAGTTCCCAGTCATGGATCAGGTAATCGATCTCGCGATTTGGCCCCTCTGCCATCTCCAGCCGTTTGATGATGTCTGCGTATTTGGTCATGACTTCCGTCCTCCGTGTCTCGCCTTCTGCCTTTTCCTTGCGGCCTTCAGCTTGTCGTCGATCTCAAACAACGCACTGCATCCCGGCATCATGGCCTTGGGGATCGTTACGATTGCCAGCAGGACGAATAGCCTGCCCAGCGCCGTTCTGGTTTCAATCATTTCCGGTTCCTTTCACTCCCAGGGCCGCAGCCCGATTTCGTTCAACCTGAATGCAATGATATCCGCGCCTCGATCGCGGCGGCTTCTATAGGTCCGATAGTTCCACCCGACCCGATTGCAGAAGCGCTTTGCATCGAACGACTTGCCTTTGAGGTTCCAGAACGCGCTGTTCACCGCATGCGCCTCAAGGCATCGCCGTGGGCCGTCGAGATCCTTGAGGAACCCACCAAGCCAGTTCGGCCTGTCGCCTGCCTGCGGGTCTCTGTGGCCCAGCAGCACGATCTCCATGCGGGAGATCTCTACCGATCGGCGCTGGATCTTTGCCCTCATGCGGCCCACCGTATTGGATCCGGATTCCCGCTGCCACCAGAGGTCTTTCGAATCCACCAGGTAATCAGGCATGGCGGTTCCGTACATCTTCGGCCCTACCCGCCCCCCGGTGTCGTAATCGACCTCAAAGGCATCGACCAATGCGGCCTTCACCATGTCGCCCGTCCACTCGTCCGTCATTTGCCGCCCTCGTCTACAATCGCATCGTAAAGATCATCCCGGATGGCATGGGAGCAGATCCGGTCAAGGTATTGCTCAGGGGTCATCCCCCGTTTTGCTGCCAGCTTCTCCAGCCTTGCCCTGCGCCCCTGTGCCAGATGCACAACGATTCCTCGTCTCATTCCCTTAACAGGAAGCTTCCAGAGGTGGATCATCCGCCGGATCGTTGCTGCCGAGGTGCCATCCCGGATCTCGCGCTCGATATCCCGTGACGACTTCTGCTGGCCGATCTGGAAGGCGATCCATGCCGCCTTGGCATTGGTCCACCTTTCCACCTTGGCCTGTGAAAACCTCCAGCGCTCAGAGTGGTGGCGCTTCGGTGGGGGCGATTTACCGCGATTGCTTGCCACTTCTCCGCCCCTCCCCTTTGCGTTCCACCTTCACGCGGGTCATCGTTTTCCGATTTCGGATGACCTGGTTCTCTGCGCGCTCCTCGATCTTGGAGGCTCGCCATTCATCCAGCCCGAGGACGTCAGCAATCGCCTTGGCGTCGTCGTCAGGCTCGGTGCCGAGCGTTCTGATGTCCGGGTTCATCTTGGAGCGGACGTGGTCTCTGGCGGCTGCTATGGCGGCGGAGGCGGTGCCGAATAGGACCTTCTTCTTGGTCTGGGGATCGCAGAGCTGCCGCCATGACTGGTTCGTGAAGAACCGGTAGAGGCCGACATGCTGGCCGCCCAAGGACATCTGCGACCATTCCGGGAGGAAATCAGGTTTCAAAACATGGCTCCTTGATGCTCGTCGTCGGGCACATACATGGACTCGTACCTCGTGAATTCTGGGATGAAGCGAACCTTGCGCTTCTGTGTGGTGGTGCCGAAGCGGACCTTGAGGGCGCCGATCTCCGCCGTCCCCTCGATGTCCTGCCCGTACTGCTGGGAAAAGCGGGCCTCGATCTGGCCGCGCTCCTTGTCGTCCTTGGCGGTCTTGCACTGCTCCTGGAGGTGGTATTCCCCGCGGTACAGGTAGAAGATCGCATCGAAGGGCTGGACCGCTGACTGGCCGCCGTAGACGTCGCTCTTCATCGGGCGCGGATTGAACCGCTTCATCCCGTCCGAGCTGCGCTGCATCAGGACAAGAAACGTGGCTCCGGTTCCCTTGGCGCAGGCCTTCAGCTCCTGTATGGCGTTGCGGGCCTTGGTGCCTTGGTCGGCGTTTTTGTCCTCGGCGTCAGGCTTGATGGTGCCGGCGTGGTCGATGACGATCAGGGGCGTCTTCCCGTTCGCGTTCTTGCGGATGAACTCCTTGACGTATTTCGTCAGCCGCTTCGGGGTGTCCTTTGAGGAATCGCAGTCCTTCACCTCGAACGGGGCTTCAGCGATGCGGCGCACGTAGCCGGCGGCTTTGTCGATCTGCTTCTCCGTCATGTTCCCTGCGCGCTGGATGCGGGTTTCTATCCCGAGTTCCTGTGCCACCATCTGGGAGACGATCTGCGGGCCGCTCTGGTCGTAGGAAAGGATGAGGACGGGGTTCTGGTTGGCGATGGCTGCCCGGACCAGAACGAGGACCAGAGACGTCTTTCCTTCGCCTGAGGATGAGATCATCCCGTAGACATTGGTGGGCTCGAATACCCGCTCGGAAAGGACCGTCGCCAGCTCCTTGAGGCCGATGGGAACACCATGCATGGACCGGCGGGCCGGATCTGGCGTCACCATCTCTAGGTATTGGGAGACAACAGCGGTCCCGGCAAACTTTCCCTTGCCGGATTGCTCGCGGTGGGCTGCCGACAGTTCGAAAATCCTTTGCTCGACGTCATCGATCTGGGTCTGGACCGAGTTTTCATAGGAGGCGTCATAGGCCTCGTTCACCATGTCCTGCCCGATCGTAATCAGGGCACGGCGCAGGGACAGGTCGTGAATGACGGATGCGTAGTCCTTGGCGTTGATGACGGTCACTGCCTCAGCGCATAGGTGGGCCAGATACTCGGCAACCGTAATCCCACCCATGTCGAAGTCGGGAATCGCAGACTTCACGTTGACCGGAGTCGCCACCCGGTCGTTCATGATGATGTCGCCTATGGCCTTCCAGATCTTCTGGTGGATGGGCTCGTAGAAGTCCTCCGGGATCAGGTAGGAGGACACGACGTGATAGGCTTGGTTGTTCATGAAAACCGAGCCCAGCAAGGCCTGCTCTGCCTGGAGATTGTTGGGCATCTCACGACCGACGGATTTCATGATCGCCCCCAGACTTCATCAGAGCATCTGCTGATTTCATTGGTGTTTTGTGCGCCGACGGTTTTCATAGGTCGCACCTCATCTTGGCTTCCATCTTCCTGAACGCGAACAAAATCGTCGTGTGATCGCGGTCGCCCATGATGCGGCCAAGCTCAGGCCATGACGCCTGCGGCCAGATCTTCTTCAGTTCCCAGGTTATGAGATGACGGGCGGCCACGACGGATCGGGTTCGGCCTTCCCCAATGATCTCGTCATAGGTCACCCCCAACTCAGCTGCCCGCTTCCGGATGTATGCCCGCTTCGGGGACACCTGATCCGCCTGCCATAGGCGATACTCCATGACATGGGCGTCGAAGTTGATCTTCTCCTGCCGCCATAGCGGTTGCTTAGGCTTCCACGGCTTCACAGGGATGGTTCTGATCACCATGGACGTCTCAGCCCTCTCCTTGGGCTTCCCTGCCCATAGGCGGGCCTTTATGGCGCTGTAATGCGCGTGCTGGCGTTCAAGCTCTGTCATGTTCACTTCAGTCTGATTGCTCTGGCTCTTCCGGGAAGGCGCTCGATATGGCCGCGCTCCTCGAGAGCGGTGACGATGCGATGGATTCCGCCCTTGGACTTCAGCCCGACGTTGTCCGCTATGTCTTGGAACGTCGGCGGGATGCCGTGCTGGTCGAGGTAGGCTTTGATGAAGTCGAGGACGTCCTGCTGAACGCGGGTAAGCCCATGCTTGCGGCGCTCTGATATGATGTCATGGACAAGCTCGGCCTCGTGGGGTGCTGGTCGATGAATTTGCGGGCCAGCTGGAGGGTAATGGTCATACCTTACCCTCCGCAATCAGCTTCTCCATCAAATCGATCCGCTGACCGATCCAGCGCATGACGTTTACGGCCATAGAGTTGCCGAGCGCTTTGTAACGAGGGCCATCGGCTGCGGTGGGTTTGCCATTCCATGGGATATTGGTGAAGTCATCAGGGAACCCTTGTAGGCGCTCACATTCCCGTGGAGTCAGTCGACGAACGGCCCAAGCGGATTGAACGGCCTGCACTTCCTGACGGGACTCGAGGGTGTAGGCCACTCCTTCTTGGACCCCGACACCATCGGGGCCGCTCGATGGGTTTTCTCGCGTGGCTCCGGCCTGAATTGCATGAGTTACGAGGTTGTCATCGTCCTCCTGCCTTCGTCTTGCATACCCCCCCTTTCCGGAGCTCTCTGCGCCTTTTGTAAGCGTCTTGGCGACGGTGGGGGCGGCAACGTAGCTCTGCTGCCTCATGCCTGGTTCTGCCGCAAGAGCGCCAACTGTCTGGCCATCTCCGCCGAAGAGACGAATTTCGTCTCTTGTGTTTTGAGCGAAAGCTATGGCTCCGACACCCATCCCAGCGCGGCCTCCGTTTGGCGTCAGGATCGCGTTGGCTGTGCCATCCTGACGCCATTCGATATCTGGCTCTCCTCCTCGCCCCCTGATCGCAAGGGTGAGCGGGTGGAAAGGACTCATGCAGCCGTCTGCATGAGTCCTTCGGGTAAGCGTCGGGTGTGCGCCGCTGTCGTCTGGGTCTTGCAGCGACATGTTGGCTTCGAATGCGATCGGGTTTTGCTGTGCAACAAAAGTCTCGCTCTCGAAGTCCTGACGCCCATGGGGTCCCCCATGGGCGTTGACTGCTGTGGCGACTTCTATTGGCCCTGACTGGTTGTTGCCTCCGAAGGCAACTGCGCGATGGGCTACAAAGTTTTCCGTTTCTGCATCGATGCGCTGGGCGAAGCCTCGTGTGTCACACGAGGCTACCGGATCGACATGGACGGCAACGACAGGGTCTTGACCTCGGGTGTCGCCAGTGCGCTCTATCCCTCTGCCACTGCTGACAAGGCTCGGCGCAACGTCGGTGGAAGCTCCTTGCCCCGCTTTTCGGCTCGGCGGAGTATCCCCGCGCATGCCCTGGGGCTCAAGTAATACTGCTGCGGCACGTCGCCAGTCTCCAAGATATCCGACAAGGAAGACACGCCGGCGTCGTTGTGGGACGGCCCGTTCCAAGCCGTCCACTCTGACATATTGAGCGTCAAGAACTCGGTAGGCGAACCCATACCCGCATTCCCGAACGAATGAGAGA